GTGGAGAAGTCTTCAGCTACATATCTAACTCTGTTTAATTCATTAGTTAATGTCATTATCCTAAGCCGCCAATTCTATGAAACCAGTCTGATCATCTATGCCCATGACTGAATAACTTACATTAATATCAACTCTTTTGTTCAATGTATTTATTTCGATGTTTAAAACGCTAATCATTGGCAATTCATTTTGAATTGCTTGAAGTATCTCTCTCCTGAGTAGCGAATCCATCACAGGTCCAGTATCCTCAAACAAAAGAACATTTAAATTTAAGCCAAGATTAGGACGAAACACCCTGGATCTTTTTGGAGTGCGAAGCAAAACAATTAACGCAGAGCGCACAACTTCAATGCCCTTAGCTGATGCCGGAGTACCGGCCCCCTGACGCCTAAATGGCCACGATATGCCTGCAATAACTCTACTCGCCATGCACTAGCCCTCCGTGCCCAATGAAAACAAAACCCCTTGCGTATATTGTACGCAAATGAACCTCTAAGGCAATTAAAGAAAACTTGCCCATCGATCACTTAGTGATTGAGATATGGCCTGCTTATCTCCGGCCCCATTTTTTGTCTTTTGAAGCGATAGAAGTATTCTGTATGAACCATTTCCTAGGTGATATCGAGAAACAACAAGATCATACCTTCTGTCGAGAAAAGATCCCTTTGGGCCGTTAGATAGCTCATAAGATATTTGAGACACCCTTGCGTTAATTTCATTTCTTCTGTTTGAATTTATTGATCTAAGAACAGAAAGCCCAGCGTCAGATATGCTCATTGTAGACGGCGGAGAAGCGCCAAGGTAGGCAGCAATGGCAGCCTTATGATTATTGGCTTTAGTTACAGACGACCTATCAAGCCTCTCATTATCATTTGAGTTAATTGCAGAAATCTCTAAATCTATAGACTGAGATTGTGTTTGCAAACTTTGCTGCAAATCAGAAACCCATTGATCCATCAGTCTTTGCCTAGTGGCAGATGTCTTTGAAGACCTCTCGGCGTTATTAAACCCAGGGAAAGATCCATTCAAAATAGCACCAGACGGAATTGTAGTATTTGGTGGCACTATCCAAGAAAAATTAACTGTAGTGCTTCCAGAAACATAAGGAAAGTTTGGCTGGTTGACTGATGCGACCTTCAAAACACCAGCAGAAGAACCTGATGATATTAAAAGCCACTGACCAATAACTATTCCAAAAGATGAAGTAGTTGGCTCAGTAGTTAAAGACGTAGATGAATTATTAACTGCAATCGCCGTTTCCGCAGTTAGTTGTGGCTCTGGATAGGTAAATCCACTCACCAAGTACCCATCTAATTCGCTCTGTCTGTTTATTTGAACTAACTCAGAAACAGATTCAGTAGTCGCCGTTGGATTTAAATCGAATTGAGGTATTCTTTGTGGGATTAAATTTGTTCCGAGTCTGGCACCTGGCTGAAGATTAACAAACTGATCGTAATCAGATTGCGATATTGGATTTTGAGTTCTTAAACCAGTCAGCCTAGCCCTTTCTTCTTCGTATTGCTGAATCAAAAAATCATTATAGCCCTGCAATACAGCAAGACCACTATCTAAATCTTCTTGAATCTCTATTAGCTTCTGAAGTTCTTCCTGCTGCCTTATGGCATCTTCAATGCCAAAATCAGCAGTTCTTTTTGCTTCTTTAATTGCGGCTATTTGTTCTTCAGATAATTGTGGCTCTGCCATTATCCAATATTCCCTTTAATTTTAACTTTTTGAGCAGCTATATCCATTGCTGTTCCAGCAAGGGCAGAAAGAGGTATCACAGGAGGAGATGTTGGCTGGCCTGGAAGCGCACTAACGTGAGCATGAGCGTCAAATGCTGATTGAAGATTTTCTGCAAGAACCGCAGAATAAGCCGCATTCCTTCCTATAAAAGCTTGATCTACTTGCGCTTTGAATTGAGTAGATATAATTTCGATTAAATCTTTAGCCATCAACTGAATTAAAGATTCCGATATAGTTATCTTACCGCTGCCTGATTTTTCCTGAATAGTTAATATTTCATTCATTCTAAGTTCAGCACCGTCTTTAGTTCTAAAAAAACACTCACCCGTTTCGCCATCCATAACAAGGGATGAACCTGTGCTGGATAGAATTGTTACAGTAGATTTCTCATCTATCGTAAACTTAGAGCCACTCTTGTGGACTATAGAAATAAATTCTTTACCATCTGTGTCATCAATTAAAAGCTGGGATCCGCTTGGATTAGAGAGAAGGATTCTTATCTTTCCCTCTCTTTCATCTACAATAAATTGCTGACCACTTTTAAATACCCATCCTCTTATATTTGGATAGCCATCTTTAAAAGACGCAGGAAGTTCACCCCTTGCCCAGTAACCACCTGTATAAACAGGAAATCTTAAATTTCCATGCTCAAACATCATGGTTACGGTATCCCCGACATAAGGAGGAAAAAAGGATCCGGCGTCCTGACCTGCCAAATCTCTATCTTTTGGCTCGGCCCAAGCAGCGAGAGTCTTTCCCTTTCCCAGTATTGTTGGAACCTCTACCTTTATTCTTCCTCTCTGGTCTGGATCGTTATTTTCAACGACTATACCAGGATAGGACGAGTAGTAGATTCCATAGTATTCAAGTCCATGGATTTTTATCTTTTCAATAAAATCCATAAATATTTGAATCATTGCTGAACCCCGCTGGGCGTAGAAATCTTTGGTTTATTATCAGTATTAGAACTAATGATATTACTTGTCACGTTAGATACACCTTCAGACAGAGAGGACAAGAATCCAGCGGTTCTGGCTAATGACAGGTTGGTCGTAACTCCATCACTACCTAAAGTGTGCTCAACCTCAATAAGATCATAAAGACCACTTAGCTCTTTTATGTTCGCAATACCGACATTAACCATCCTGCCAGGAAGTAAATTAACTACACCAATAGACTCTATTTCGTATTGAAAAACTTTAGAAATATAATCATGAACCATTGCTACAACTTGATCTGTTGTTTTCTTAACCCCACGCCCAAGTCCTGGTATAACTCCACCAACCTTACCTTCTCCAGAGAATCCGGTACTACCTCCATTAGAAGTTATAGCTCCCTGTCTTGCGCCTCCTGCAACAGTATTATCTCCAGATGGAATTGAAGAAGATATCTCGGTGGCCTTTCTTGCATCTATGGATTCTTCTGAAAAACTTTTACTCTCTCTGTCAAAAATAAATTGCTGCTGACCAAAAGCACCCTTTGGCAATAGCATGTTTGTGATGGATGCTCTCATGTCTAGTATGGGATATATTCCCTGATTTGGGTTTATTTGTTGATACGCAACGAATGTAGCAACACCTCTCTTGTCTCGTCTCATCTTATCGTAGGATTTAATTCTAATTAAAGTTTTTCCATCATTTATGTTCGACTTCCCTTCATCGACCATAAAGCATCCGTGCTCTTTAAGAATTTCTCTTGCTGCCTCATAGTTATTCCTAGAAACAGAAATGTCTTTTCCTTTCACATTAAGTTTACTCTTTGCATCAGAATCAATCTGCAACATAACATCACTACCAAGTATGTCCCTTACGACTTCTTCTGGAGTTTTACCTTCATACGACTCTGATTTTGTTCTTTTAGTTTCTGGAAATAAAAATCCTATACCCTTAAGGGTTATCGATATGCCATCAACTCCTATGGAAATCTCTGGTGTGATTAGAATAGTCTCAAAAACCCTTGAAGTTATACCTCCGTAAGATAACTGAACAGCCATAGAATTTGCAGATAGAGTAAAGTCTCTAATGTCAGCACTTTCAATATCTACCGATGCCTTTTGTCCAGATGTCTTAGTGACGGTAAAGCCTATGCCGATTTTTCCACTTCTTAAAATATTAAAGGCTTTTTCAATCGGTGGGACCAACGTCACTTCAACTTCAAGAAGTTTTAATAGACCAATTTTAACTCTAACTCTTTCGATATACTTAACTGCATCACCAAATAGATTCTCTATAGGAATAGACTGACCAGCACTTCTTATCCAAATATTTGCTGATGCACCAAATAGATCAATAGCCATTATAACCCAGCCCCAGACCTACCCAATTCTGAATTAGTGACCCTTTCCTGTTTAGCTGCAAAAGCCCTATCATTTGTCTGAATGACAACCTTAGTTGTACTTTCAGAAGATGAATTCAATTTATCTGCTATTTCTCTAAGTAAACCAACCGATTCTTGTTGTGTTCTATTGCTTTGCGTTATTGCATCTATAGAAGCGTCGGACATGATTCTTGACGACATCTCTCTGTATTGAGGAGAAGACTTCTGCATTAAAGGAATTTGGCTATTAACAGCATCTAATTGCTTCTGCTTAATAATTACTTCTTGATCTATTTTTGTAGAATAATCTTTTAAAAACTTTCCAACTGAACCTAAAGATTCTCCCAATATCTTTCCAAATGATTTACTAGCGTCAAACAAATTGGAAAACAAAGACATAATCATTGAAGGAATGTTCGCTATAAATGAAACCAAAGAAGAAATCCCAGCGTAAAGCTGTTCAACGAAAGGAATTCCTTTTGTCACAACGGCCAGGTAAGATCCAATTGATTGGATAAAAGAAAATGCACCGGATATGAAATTTAAAACACCTTCCCTGGCCGAATAAAGTCCAGCAGAAAAACCAGCAAGTGCAGTTCCAACTACGGCAAGAATAGTTCCTATTCCTGTAAGCCTAAGAAGAAGATTGGCCATTGGCAAAAGAAGCCTGGCAAATTGCCCACCAGCACTTAAAACAAGCGATCCAAAAACTTTCAGAGGAGAAATAATTGCAGATATTGCAGTCCCCATTGCAGAAAACAAAGGACCAAGCACCGGAATGCCAACCAGAAAAGATCCAAGTTTGCTAAAAATTCCACCAAACTTTCCAAACATGCCAAAAATTTTTGAGAAAAAACCACCAGATTTTTCCCCAGGCTTTGTATTCGTGGCAGTTTGAGCGGCCATAGCAAAAAGGTTTTCCTGACCTGTTCCGCTACCACCTATCTGTTCAGAAAGTTTTTGCAGCAATTCGTTTGATAAGCCACTATTCCCAATTATCTTACCAAGTTTTTCATTTGCTCTAGCCTGTAGTTGGTCTGCTAAAGTTTTTTGAGCACCTTGAAACAACTTTCCTGGTAGTTCGGTTAATGGCTTAAATATAGATTTAGCCAGACCTCCAAACGCCATCAATTCTTTTGGAATCATGCTTCTTAGATCAAATCCAACAGATGAAAGAAAATCGAGAAAGCTATTTTTAACCTCACCAATATATTCACGAACACCCTTTAGGGATCCTGCCAACCCTTCAATAGAAGAAGTCACGTCTGATGATGCTTTGATGAAATTTGAAGTGCTTTTAAATAGATCCATGACAGATTCTTCAGTAAGTTCTTTACTCTGCTTTTCTATAGTAACTTTCATCTTAGCAAAATCGGTCAATGCGTCCTTTGTTGCTCCAAACTGAATCATTAAATCAGCAAGTGATTTAATAAAATTTTCAGTGCCCTTAGAGACTTTTTTATTTCCTTTTAAAAAAGTAGAAATCCTAAATGTATCAAATGGATTCTCTGACTCTTTTGATTCACCAGTAGACTTATCGTTTTTGCCAGATTTTGTCGCACTAGGTGCTGTCCCTGTACTACCAGAAGGAGAAGGAAGCATCTTACCAACACTAGACATTCCAGACGAAGCACCAGACTTATTGATATTATTTAATGCGTCAGAGATTCCACTTAAATGCGAGTGAACAGATTGAAGCTTTTTTTCTAGCCCCTTATCTATGGCAGCAAATGTAAATCCAAGACCTAAAAATCTTTTATTTGCCATTTGCCACGCCCCCCCCTAAGCTATACTAAAGCATTTCTATGATCGATTCGATTTAATTTTTTGCATTATTCTTTCGTTATTCTGTCTTTCTTTTTCTAAGACTTCCATTTTCCAATCCACAATTCTTTTTCTTCTGCTGTATGGAATGGACATTATGTCTGAGTACCCACCAAGGTGCATATTGTTAGAAAGAAAGGCAATCTGATCCTCTAGCTCAACCAAATTGCCTATAGGCCAAAAAAACTTACTGGTTCCATAACGAAATTATCTTGATACTGATTAGAGCAATTCCTGCAAGAAACGCTAATCACATCATCTATGTAACCTTCTTTTTCTTTTCGTTTCTTATTTAAAAGATTAATGTCCTTGGTCTTCATGCGTTGAATATCATCTATTGTTGGTGGTGTGTCACCAATCTCGCTTATTCTTGAATAAATGGCTATTGTTTGAATGTTGTCTTCCTTAGACTTCGATTCAATAATTTCATCAATTACCGCATCGGCAACCCTAACTCTAGCTTTCCTGCCATCAGAGAGAGATACTTCATAAAAAAGTTCTTCTGCACTAGGGGGGTTTATTACCTTCATCTGCCTGATGTCGTAAATTTTCTTGTCCTCAAATCCGCAGCTAGGACATTTAGATGTGTACTCGTAATCATAACCAATTGAGATGCCTCTTATTTCAATCAATACCAAGGCTCTGTCCGTACCGACCATTTTTCTGGCTATTTTTTTTATTTCAAACTTGTCTTCAATGTCTCCAATTGATTGGATGCAATTAGAAATGATCTGATTAAGCTTTGCTACGGGCTTAATTTTTGGATTCATCAGCAAATCCTGATCGTAACCAACCATTTCTCTAATCGTAATACTTTTAACTACACCTTTGCCTTCAATATAAAAACCTGTGGGTAACTCAACAGCCGTATACGGCGACTTAACAACTGATTCCATTCAACAAACTCCTATTCAATTGGCGTTAAAATTTGTTCAACCACTCTAAGCGGGGGAATTCTAATTAATTCATTTTCCAAGAAGGCATTAACCATGTCTTTGTTATTGGCCAGGCATATAATCCAATAAAGTTCTGGATCGCCAAGATAATCAAATGCAACCAAGTCTATTTGCTTGGCTTGCTGCTGAGTGAGCCTGATATATGTATCGTCCTCAGAAAATGGAATCTCTGGATAATCAGTATTTCCCCAAAAAACTATCCCACGAAATTCAAGAAGTTCAGTCAGATTAAGCCAAGAACCAGTTGATACATTAATCTCTGCCATTATTGTTGCCCCCGAAAGACTTCCTATCTTTAATGATATAATCCCTCAAAGACTCTCTAACGATGTCTGACATGGACCTACAATCTCTATGAGCTGTTTTCTCCAAAAAATCATACATGGATTTTGGAATCCACAAATTAACTCTAACTCTTTCGTTTAATTGCTCATCATCTGCTGAAGTCATGTGTAAATATTACGCACAAACGATGTATGTGTCTAGCTCAACAAATCCTTAGCTTTGATAAAACTAGAAATCTTCCACTTTCGCTTTATAGATTCATTCAATTCAAACCGCTCTTTCAACTTCCTTCTAAGCATCTTTCTGCCTATTGGGATTGGATATGGAGCGGTATTGGCCGTAGTCGTAACAGTGGTTTCTTTTACTATCTCTTGCTCTTTAGCTAGAACTCTATTGACCTGTTCTGGATTAAGTTTCGACGAAAGCCTGTCAATACTCTGCGCTACTTGGCGTGGAAGGTGATCCAAGAAATCAGTTAGCTCGTCTGGACTCATTCCAAGGTATTCGCCAGGCTTATTTAAAGAATCTCTAACTATAGAAACAAAATTATTCCAACTCTTTGTTCCTGGGGCCATTGAGTAGTTAGCCAATATTTTTGAAGCGGAAAGCTTATCTTTAGACTTCGCTATCTCTTTACTTATTTTTCTTACATGATGTGGAGTTAGTGACATACTTAGAGATTAATTTTTTAGACAAAAAATGCACACATTTTTTTTAAATGTCTTAAAATTGAATTTGGCCTATTGGGTCAGACCACGGAGGGTATAAAAAATGAAAGCAATTATTATCGGACTTTTGATGCCTGTTGTTGCATTAGCGCAAGAGGTTGGCCCTCTTGATGGTGCTATTGGAATTATGGAAAAGATCAATCAAGCCGTATCTGATCATGGCGGGATGATTGGTGGCGGGATCAGCATGATCCTTCTTATCGTTTCTAAACTTGTTTCTACTGAGAAGGCTGGCCCAGTCGTTCACGTGATTCAAGTGGTGATTGATGGCATTGCCAAGCTAGTCCTTGTGGCTGGCGGCATCCTTCAGAAAATTGCTGAAATGCTTGCAAAAGCAATTCAGTCTGATGGCACGCTAGGCAAGAAATAATTCCATGCAGGGGGCCTAAGAACCCCCTGCATTTCCAATTAATTGGAAAATAAAAAACAATTAAATCAAGATTGTCTCTATTGAGGACATATTTTTTGACATCCTCCAACAACTAAAGTCATGGGCTTTCTCGCCCGAAGACTTGTAAAGTTTTCACAAATTGTTCCACGGTGTCTAAATATTATACAAATTGTTCCACGGGGAACTATTTAGAAAAGATTCACTCAACTTTAAGTCCAGACATAAGCTTCTTTGCCTGCTTTAAAACGCTTTCATCGGCTGCTTTATATAAATGCTTACATAAACCTATTTTAAGTTTTGGGTTTGTAATTACAGGCGGCTTTCCGTTGGAAAACTTAATTTCTGTAGAACCAACTTTTGCTACTGCATATTCTAAATTAAATAACCAATAAGGACATGAACACTGAACCCATGCCAACATATCAAGACTGGGTCTTGAATAAACATCCTTATGGATCTCGTTGGGATACAACTCTATAATTACGTCGTAAAAAATCTTTTCCGTAATAGCCTTACACCGAATGGTCAAAACAAGAGCATTTAAGTCTTTCTTTCTTTCTTTTTTGGCGGAAATAACCGTAGCCGTCGTATTCTTGGATCTCTGTCTGACCTCAATGTCAGTGGAATTCATTAATTGTCTTAGCGTTTTCATCAAATACCTGTATTAAATTCTTCAACAAAAAATGGCCTAACCGTAAGGCTCATCAAAGACACCTCGCTACCTATGGCCTGAAAGTCAGTAGCAGCTTTGTAATTTATCGGTATCGTATCAATAAGAAGCCATGCCCTGGCTGGAACTCGACTAACCAAGTCGGTAATAGGAGAGAAGCCAAGATTCTGCCTTCCGGCACCACCCGATGGCAAGTCAGAGACAGCAATCTGGCTGTACTGAACGAGTAATAAATTTCTTCTTAAATTAGTCTCACCTCTAATTACTCCATCAATCCAGTCGTAAAAATCAGAGTTAAAAAATCTAGCGCCCTGCTCAAAAGTTATGTCTTCAGCAGACGCACCCATAGGAATGGATCTTTTGTACTCAAAGGTTCCTTCCTTGATGTCTTTCGTTTCGACGTTAATCGATGGAGATGTAACGGACGCAAAGCCGTAAACAGGCAGAAATACTGTGGGTATGGAAAACGACACATCAAAAATATGAAAATGACAGGAAAGCAAAAAATCGCCAAGACGATTCCTGCGATCCAGTGGATTATTTCTTTCTATAAATTTAATTGCCAATTGCCCACCCCCAGCAAATTAGAGATCGGCTGGCTTTACCTCTGTTCCGTTCAAGAACACTCTCAAGTATTCCAATTCAACGTCCATTTCTTCAATAGAAATATCAGAAGCCATAGAATCCATGTCAGTGCCAAGCTTCACTCTGGTTGGAACCACATTAAAGCATTGATACTCACGATATGGCCTAGCGTTTCTATAATCAATCAAGCCAGTCACATCATCTCTGTGGTAGTGCTTGATGATTATATTGCTTCTATATCGCCTGTTTTCAGCAGCCGCCATAATCCATCTAAACATTGATGTGTCGTTCTTAACTACGCCCTTTGTAAAAGTAACAGGAGTGAACGTGGTTTCGCCAGGGTACTTTCTTCGATATGTCCAAATACCCTCTTTATACTCAGCAACCTCAATATTGATCTCAGGAACCACGCAAGTATTGAAGCCAGCCGCAGGAGTAGAAAGGTTCAAATACCCCTCTGTATCCACGACATGGAATCTATTCATTGAAAAAGGATCATCAGATTGACTTCTAGCTGTGCCTGCCATTTTTATCTCCTATTATAACTGACTTGCGTCGAATACTCGCTGAAGCCTTAAATGAATAAACTCAGCGGCGTTATTTGGCTTAATGAACTCGTCAATGACGATCCTCTTAGATAACTGAATAGGCTCAGGATTGTTTGATTCATCACAGATAACCTTAAATGCCTGTTCCTTATTCTCAACACCAGAACCAATCACGTTGTTCAGGTAAAGACCTTCAAGGAAGTTATCAAGTCTGGTCTTAATCAAACCAAATGTTGCTGGACCAATATCTTCAAATACAATATCCAGCAGACCTACAGATTGTGTCTTTTGCAAATAGATGAACAACCTTCTTACGTTCACCTCAACAAAATCACCAACGATCTGAAGAGTCTTGTTGCCCCAAATGGCAACACCTACGTTTTGATCTGTTCTGATTGGATTGATTTGCGCTTGGTACAAAATATCTCGCTCTGTCTTCGATAACTGTCTCTCAAGACCAGAAACAAACTGTAGCTGACCTCTTGTGATACCAGCCGGTGCTTTGCCCACGTTTGATGTTCTGTCGGTAAATGCGTAACGACCAGCAACGTGACCAGAAGGAGGTATAAGTTTTGGTCTATTTCTATTCAAAGAATCGGGTACGTTGATCCAAGGAGCGTACATCGCTCCAAAACTCGAAACAGACCTAAGCACGTTTCTCTTGAAGTTAGCTGCCTGTTGAGGAGAAGAACCGCGAGGAGGCTGAGTGATCACAATAATGTCGCCACGACCTTCTGCGTATGTAAGTAAAGACCTTATGGTGTCAGGATCGCCAGCATAGTCTGGCAGATCCAAAGCCATTTGCTCGTCAAGATCATCAAGTGCGTAGATGCCTCTCTTGCTAGACTTTAACGAAACAGCAGTAACATCGGATGCGGTAACCTGACCGCCGTCTGAGCCACCTGCCAATATAACCTCTACAGTGGTAGCAGGTCTCTTAAACCCATCTACATTCACCTGAACGCCAGAGGAAGGAGCAGGAGATATAAAAACGGCAATCGCACCACTCTCGTAATCTACCGTACCACTAACGGAGTAAATTCCAGACGTTGACCGAAAAACACCAAGGCCGTCATCGATTCCAATCTGAACAGCATCTAGTTTTATCTTAACAGCTCCCTCTGCAAGCGTTGCAGAGGCCGAGTTAACACCAGAAAATGTGGTTAGTGTTCCGTTACCAACCCCTAGTAAAAAGTTTGAAAATGGAACAGGCTTCAACGCATCTGGGATGCCACCACTAACGGCTCTGATAACAACCGCTTCGGATCCATCATTTACAACTTTAGTGATGTAATCCATAGCTTCATCGTCAACTAACTCAACTGCCTCGTATGTCTCAACCAACTGAAGAAGACCAGTGGCGGGATCGATAACTTCGACAGTAACGTCGAACTGAGAATACTCAGCAGTTTCTTGATCGTAAAAATTTGGGTTACCAATAATTCTAACCCTAGCGTCATTTGCCCAAGAACCACGGCCAGAGGCATCCACTTCATAAGTA